TCAAGCACTGGTTCAGTAAAATATGCTGGCCTTATAGACACGGCCGCAGATACGGGCCTTGCCCTCTTTGCTGGCGCAACTTCAAGCGCAGGTGCGGGGGCAACGTTTAGCGTTACTAACGCTGGGGCGGTAACCGCAAGCAACCTTGATGTCACGGGGGGCTCTGTCGGTGGGTGGAAGATTGAGTCAGATAGGCTGTACAATTCTCTTGCCGTTTCTCCTTGGTTCTCTGGATTGTACCGAACAAGCACCAGCACCGGTCTTGCATTCTTTGCTGGGGCAACGGACAGCACTGGTGGATCTGCCGCTTTCTTTGTGGACAATGACGGGGAAATGACTGCAACAAACGTTACAATTATTGGAACAAGCACAACGCTTAACGATACGAATACAGGAAAACTAACCCTTAGGCCAAGCGCCGCACAGGGTGCATCTCTGGTTCTGACTGACGGAACCCTCGTAAAGAGCGCTGGTTATTCCGCGACGAGGAACAGCGCAACTGGCAACGTTGTTGTTACCTACTCGGGTACAGACATCCTTGTAGGAATGTTTGTTACCACGGCAAGCGCGACTTCAACGCTTGTTGTTGCTAACGCAAAAGTTACCGCTGTTACATCGGGCACAAGTTTTACTTATCAAATGCCGACTGGCACAACGGCAAGCGGAACGCTAACAAGTTTTACAGCATACAAGAGCCTGCAATTCCTTGGCGGTGGACTTACTCGATTCCAGCAAACTTCATCAGATGCTGGAGCAATTGCCTCGGGTTCGCTAATCCTTGGGAATAATACTGGCCTTAACAACATTGGTACCGCAAGCCTTGTTATCCCCTCAGACGGCGAGTTGGTCTTTAACAATGCAGCATCCCCTAAATACCTTGGCGGTGGAAATCTATTCTCAAGAAGCGGTTCAAACGACATAGCAACATCGGGCGACTTTGAAATAGGGATAAGCGACACGAGTACGCAGGGCGCAATCATCTTCAAGGGCGGCAGCGGCGGCTCTATCCGAGCGTTTAGCGCCACAGCAGGCAATGACAGCATCGGAATCTATAACACCAGCGGCTCTGCGTTCGGCTTCCTTGTGGCTGAGAACTTCTACCCCGGCGGGCAGGGCTCAGCGTTCCTCACGCACGACGGCAACTTCAACTTCAACGACTCAGTAGACGTCACTGGAAATGTAACCGCTACTGGATCGCTACAAGGCAGCACCATTTATTCAACATCGGCGGGACTCGCATTTGTGGGCAGCACCGGCGGCGATTTATTCCTAACTGGCGCAGACACAAGCGTGCCGATCAGCGGAAACGGCGAAGTCACAGCAATTCCAAACACCACTACAGCAACCACTAACAGCGCACGCTGGGTGTTTATTAGCGGCAACACCTACGGCTTGCGCCGCGACTCATCTACGCGCCGAGTCAAGACCAACATCGTGCAGGCAGATGAGGGAGTGCTTGCCGCAGCCAAGCGCCTGCGAGCCGTCCACTTTGAGCCGCTAGAGAAAGACGAAGACGGCAACCTACGCGGCACGGGCCAGTTGACGCTTGGGCTCATCGCTGAAGAAATCCTAGAGGCTGGCCTTGGCTGCGCCGTAACGTATGACGCCGAAGGCTTGCCAGACGGCTACGACGAGCGCGTGCTGATGGCGGCTATGCTACACCACATCAGCGACCTTGAGGCTCGTCTTGCGGCGCTAGAAAACGCCTAGCCCATTGAGCGCTTTTGTTACATAGTGTATGATATGCCACATCAGCGGGGCACTCCCCGGAAAGGTAGGAAACCATGAAGTTTAAAGTTAAGAGTCAGTTGGATCACGAAGAGAAGGGCGGTATTCTTGATGACTGCGGCCCGTCGTCCGTTGCTGCATGCGTCTCCTGGGTATTCAAGTACGCCCCAGGGAAGGATTTTTCTGCCGCCGACGGCATCAAGGCAAAGACTAAGGCCACCGGCAAAATAGACAAGCAGGGCGTGAGCGACAATGGCTCAACCCTTGCGGATCTTATTAAGACAGCACGAGTTCTAGGTGCCGATGCTCGCTGGGCAAAGGACTGGAACGATGTCATTAATTCCGCAAAGGCCGGCGCGGCCATTGGCGTGTGGGTTGAGCAGCCGTTTGGCTACCCGGCAACCCTTGAAGTGTCCGCGTGGCACGACAAGTGGAAGCGTTGGTGGTGGGTAAAGCAGAAGCAGCCAAAGCGCACCTACGGACACATGACCGCTGCAGTGTATGACCCGATTGACGGCTGGCAGTGGATTTGCCCAACGCGATCCGGCAAGGGTGCCGAGCAGTTTGGCGTAAAGATTGACGAGAAGATTCTCCTCACTCTTGCCGACTCGAAGCGCCTGTCCAAGAAGCACGTTGCACCGGCGTTTAAGCACGTCATTATCATCACAGCGCCAAAGGGCTGGGTTGCACCAGCGCCAGTGGCCCAGCCGGTAGCACCAGTGGCCCCAGCACCAGTTGCTGCGGCTCCAGTTGCTCCAGCACCGCAGCCGGCGGCACCGGTAGCAACCGTACCGTGCTCCCGCTGTGGCGGCACGGGTGTAGTAAATAAGTAGGAGAACAAAATGTTTGGAAAGATTAAGTGGGTCCTCGATAACACCGGTATAGACGAGGCGCTTCTCGAAGCGTTCCGCGTTGGTCTTGCCACTGGTATTGCAGTAATGCTTGCCACCGGCGCGCCAATCCTCGACATGAGCAATGAAGACTTCCGAACTGTTGCCTCTGGCGCCATTGCGGCATGCCTTCAGGTTATCGTTCGAGCCCTCAACCCTGAGGACACAAAGTTTGGCGTTGGTAAGGTGAAGGTTGCCCGAGAAGAGGCAGCAAGCACCGCGCACATTGCCGGTTCCGCTATTGATACCGATGGCGACGGCGTTGCCGACCAGTTGGCTGGCAGCCTTGCCGGCGAGCAGGGTTGGGTCGATGTTGACGGCGACGGAATCAACGACCTCGAAGAGGAGCCAAAGGCGTAATCGTGGCGAAAGCCGCTAGTGATCGCCCCGATGTCTCGGTAGCCTGGGTAGAAATTGACCAGGTTGCCAATCATCCCGATAACCCTCGGGATGGAGACGTCGGGGCGATTATTACTTCTATCAGCCAGAACGGCTGGTACGGTGTACTTATTGCGCAGAAATCAACAAACTTCGTACTGGTGGGCAATCACCGGCTGATGGCTGTTCGCCAACTTGGCTGGAAGCAAGTTCCTGTGATCTTCCTAGATGTTGATGACCGACGAGCACGAAACATCATGCTTGCGGACAACAGGGTTTCCGACAAGGCTGACTACAACGAGGATTCCCTCGCTGCGCTTCTATCAGCAGCAGCGGCAGATGGAGACCTGCTGGCAACGGGCTACGACCAGGAGGATGTAGACGCGCTTATTGCCTCATCAATGGATACGGGCCCGCTAGATTCAGAAAAGCCCGAGAAGAAGTGCCCACACTGCGGAAAATCCCTTACTGGATCGGCTCGGAGTCGTCCTCGATAATCGGGGCTAGGGCAGAAGCATCTGGAGGGGTAAACCCTGCTGGTACATCAGTCCAGCGAATGCGCATCTCGCCGGTCTCGTCATCGTCTGTCATGTTGCTAATGATAAAACGCGCAGCGGCCTCAAGTGCCCGCTCTGCTGTGGCCGCAGTGTCCTGCACCACACCGTTATAGAGGATGTGCCACTTTGCGTACGGCGAAGCGCTGGTGTACCGAATCACAATGTCCATGGGGTTCTTCATCTCCTCAGAGTAAATCACTATCATCCTCATCTTCAATGTCGTCGCCTTCTGCAAGGGGCAACGGGGAGACAGGCCTGAGCGGGCATGTAGAGTCCCAGCACTTGGGGTTTTTGTCGTTGTTGGCACAGGATCGGCACATGGCGTCAACAGAGTTGCGATACATACCAATGATTCTTGTTGTGGCAGAGTCCTTTGTTGGGGCGTCAAGGACTTTCCTGAGGGTAGCAACATCGTTCTCAGAAATAATGACGCGCTCGTAGTACACGTCACGAAGTCGGTTAAACGTCATTTCAACGCCAAGAACGGACGCAACCTTGGCAAACGTATTGAACGTCATGCCATACTTTTCAAGAACCTTCTGGAGTACCTCGTTGAATTCCCTATACGGGGCCGGGTTCTTCGCCTTGTGGGCGCTGACAATGTCCCGGATCACTTACTTACTCTTCTTTTCGCCGTTTCCTTTTGAGGCCTCAGCGGCATCGTTTGTCGACTCTGCCTGAAGGCGGGCGACAATCTGCGTCAACTTTTCAATCTCTAGGCGAAGCGCATCAATCTCCATGGTCTGTGCGCCAATCTTCTTAAAAAGATCTTCAACAGTCATCCTGCATACCTCGTTGCTGAGGTGAAGTAAAAGCCGACTCCACCCACATCTGCGGCATAGACCAGCGCGTCGACCATGTCGTCGTGCTCGCTATTGGGGAATCCTAGCATCTCAGACTCCAGCGTGCTAATTCCTGGGCCCCCTCGAAGATGGAATACTTTTCCAGCCTCGTACCTGGCGGCAAGGGCACGGGCCCGGACCACTTTGTCACGGTCCGGGCGAATTGGTCGGGCTGGGAGGCGGGTATCGGAAAGCATTTCTCGCACAAACGTGCTTTGGTGCTGAACTGCCTCAATGTTGACCGCCTCAAAATTGCGCGGGCTATCCATTTCGACATCCTGCTGCCCACGAAGCCCAACGTACCGTGCTGGCCAAAGCATCCGTGGGCCATTGGAGCCATCCACGATCGAGCCAGTCTTGTCCAGGCCCGTCAGCCACTGCTGGTGCCCCTGCACCAGTCGTTCACGGTAAGCCCCAACGACATACAGGTTCTTGTCTGCGTCCTCCACAATCTCTACCGCAGCCGTGTAGTCAGAGCGCTCGCTTGCTGAGGAGGCAAGGTCGACCCCAATCCTGCGGGCGCCAGCAGGGACGCGGTCCACATACTGAAGGAAGTCATAGCGAAAGATGTTGCCACCCATCTGGGTCACGTCGTTCTGATACTGCAGCGAGAAGATTGGCCCACCAAGTTCCTCCTTCTTCTGGAGCAACGCCTCCTCGGTGTACATCTCTGGCCAGAGTGGACCAGAATCTTCAAGAGACCGGCGCTGATAGGTGGGCACGCCTTTCCTGGTGAGTTCTGCATAGAAGTCATCCTCGTGCCAGCGGGTGCCGATATACCAACGCTTAGAGCCCGGCACAAGCATTGGGTCGACGACTTGCCAATACGTTTCGCTGGATTTCTGGCGCTGCAGGGGCGTAGCGTTTTCCTTGATACCGACCATGTCGTCTGCGAGAAGCACATCAAGGCGCGCTCCCGGCTTAATAGAGCCCACACCGTCCGCAAAGCACGTTGCGTCCTTGCCGAGGTTGGTACCCTTGATGGTCCACACTTCGTCGGTCCACTTTGTGCCGATTACGCCGTCCCTTGCCCACTCAAAAATCTCGGCAAAGCGTGGATGCTCTACAAGTGATCGAACGGCACGAGATCGCGCCAAGGCATCGGAGAGCACGGCGGTTAAGATACCTACACGAATCTGTCCTTTGTGGACGCCAATAAGCCGAGCGGCACGGTGTAGAAGTTGCGTTGTCTTAGCATGGCCTCGTGGCATAAGCACTAGTGCGCGGTCATGGTCATTAAGGAACTGCTCCATCTCACGAAGGTGCTTGGGGAAAACAAGGTTGCCAATGTACTCGGCAAACGCTGCGTCAGACGTCTGTGCTTTCCGCCTCAACCACTCGCGGTACTCCTGGTTGTTCATCCGGCACCTCCTCTCCAGTCTTCTGTGACTCGATGTCTTCTGCCCATGCCCGCAAACGCGCTGCTACCTGCGCTGGGGGAAGTTGGTCGATCTCGTGCTCTGTCTGCACTACCTGAATTGCGCCACCGCCCGGGCCGCTGATCTCGGCTTTCTCCGGAGCGTACGCGCCAGTTAACTTGGCAATACGGTCTACAACCTCTAGTTGCAGTTTAAGCGCTGCCACTGCTGCGCTAGTGCCACGGGCCTTGGCGGCCTCAATGGCTGCCTGCTGGGAGATGGAGTTTGCCTTGGCAATCAACTCTAGGCGGGTTCCACTGACATCAACCCCCTGGTCTTTCCACTCTTGCCGAATAACGGTGAGGTGCCTACGGACAGTATCTTCGGCAAGTTCTACCTGCTTAGCAATGGCGCTAGGGTGCAGGCCGGCAAGCAGAAGAGATCGGATTCGGTCCCTGACTGCCTGTACCTGTCCCTGCGGAAGTCTTCCTGGTCGTCCCATTGGTTCTCCTAAATGACGATGTCGTGGGGTTATTATACATCACGCAGTCACGCTCGATGTTGTGTGATCTTGTTTTTTGTGTAGAATGCCATTCATGGCCATTATTGATTACGACATCTCCACCGAGCAGGGAAGCAGCCTTTCTCGTGTCGTGACATACAACGACGCGAGCGGCAATCCCGTAAACCTGACTGGGTACACCGCCCGGATGCAGGTTCGACCCCGCGCGTCCTCGGGCTTCGCCTATCTCTCACTAACCAGCCCCTCCGGCGGGCTGACTCTTGGCGGCACCACCGGCACGATCACTATTCTGGTCGATGGCTCCGTAACCTCCGCCATTCCGGCAGGACGATACGTCTACGACCTAGAGGTTGTTAATGGTGTGTATGTAGATAAGGTCATGGGTGGAGATT